TTCACCACCAGCATCATTGATTTCAACAAGGATTTGTGCTCTATTATATGCAGTACCAACCCTGAAGACTACTTCAGCGTAATCAGAAGGTGTTATCATATTATTTCTGTAACAAAATACTTGTTCATATGGTTCTGATGTCACGTCAATAACAGAGAATGCGGAGTAGTCTAATCCCTTGCCTCTAGACACATCAACTGTAACAACGTAATTATGTGTCTTTTCTGGTAGCTTATACTGCCATGCGTTTTCTTCAACATGGATTGTTTGTGCTGGAGAAAGAGCCTTCAATGCTGCACCAGAAATTAGGGTTCCGGATGAACCAATGAATTCCACACAATATTCGATATCGAATTTCTGTTGATCGTAGTTAAGATCGGAAAGAGCTTTCTCTTTCCAAGCTTCATCTCTTCCGGGTACTTCCCACCATGGAACCTGAACATATTTAAAATCTGATTTACCATCTCTTGCATTTTTGCAATAATAGTAGAAGTGGTTCAAACCGTTAGGAGTGCTGGTGAACACCATTCTTGTAGTTTCACCTGATGAAATGGTAGGAAGAACGCCTTGCGCGAAGTCATCCCAATTTTCAACGAATGCGTTTTCGTCCACATAAAGAAGATAGATGGATTTACCACGGATAGAATCACCGGCAGAAGCATCAGCAATGATCCTTGAACCATTTTCGAGAATAACAGATTGCTTATTCCACTCTTTGACACCACCCTTGATGAAATCAGGAAGGTACTCGTAAGCTGTCTTGATGCGCTCCAGAATTTCTTTAGCAGTTGCCATCTTGTTAGCAAGAAGAGCAATAGTTTTTCTTTGATTGAATAGAGCCGCGTGAAGAATGATCGCAGTAGCAACGGTAGTCTTACCGCACTGGCGAGACGCGGCCATTACCACGTTTCTATTCGTATGAGCTAGGGTAATCATTTGGCGCTGATAATCGTAAAGTTCCATAGGGATAAGGCCCCTATCTTGGTGAACGATTTTAAAATACTTTTCTGCGAAATATACCGGATCATCAGTACATTTAGCTATTTCCATCAGTTGATCAGGTGTAAAAGAACGTTCTGTACCAGCTTTAGGGAGAAATGAATTACCGTTGTAAAAACTACTCTTCGGTGGTCTGGTTGCCATCCACGATTCCTCTTTTTCTCATAAACTCTACAGCTTCAGCAGTAGAGCCAACAAACATATTATTTTGAATGTTGGTTTGACCGGCTTCAGTTGATACGGTCTCATTTTTCTTCATGACTTCATTTCTAACTGATGATGCATCAACCTGCGCTCTATTCGCATCAACAAGAACTTTAATTAATACAGAAAGCTCCCTGTATGCCTTTGGGTCTTGAGAAGAGTTAGCAATGAATTTAATTTGCTCTAGAGCTTCCATTCCAGCGTCATGAAGGTCTTGGATATTACTACGGACCATATCCAAATCATCTTCGATTTGATCGCCCTTACTTCTATCAACGGGAACAAGCTCAATAGATTTCCCATTGGATACTAAAGGAGCTAGATTTAATTTGTTGTAGATTGGATCATCGTTTTCCATTGATTTAGCTTTCTGTAATAGTCTCTATAATTCCATAATCATCATCAGGATTGATAAAATGATAATCAATTGTTTCTGTAATATCTGTAGTTGGCTCACCATCCACAGTTAATCCGGGTTGGATTGTGACTTCGGCAAGTTCTCCAGTCATATCTATATTACTATTTACGCTAACTTGAGCGAACTTGATTAGTTTAGAGTCTCTTTCTGGACCATAGAATAAGAAATTCATTGTGAAATCGAGCGTAATAATAAACAATCTTCTTGTGGTGAAATCTGAATCATAGGTATCTTGCCAGCTTGTATTATTCAAATTAATAGAGATATCGTCTTGTGTAAGCCCATCCATTAAATCAGCTTTAACATTGATATGTGGATTGAAATATGGTATAATTTGTTCAAGAATTTGTAGGCCATCTTCGATAGATTTAGCCATGATATACATTTCGAAATCAATTCTGTATGGGACCGCCACATAGGAATTCTTTGTTCCGGTTCTCACTCTGTTTGTTTTAGTCACTGTTCTTGATGAATCTCTTCCGAAACTGGAAATCTTAAACCCCATTCTAGGAAGGACAATCGAGATTTCTCGGTTACCAGCGCGATCACCCTGAATTCTGGCTAGATATTTGTCGATAGGAGAGTATGCAATAGGAACTGGAATCTTTTGATGTAAAGTTCCATTGGCGTTATATCTTCCAACATACAGACCGTTGAATTGAGAACCGAAAATAATAACGGCTTTTCTGAATAATTTATTATAGAAAAAGTCTGTCATTAAAATAGGTTCCCGATTGGATTGATTTCAGTTACATCAATAATTTCTTCTGATTCATCTGTGAATTCACTGTTTCTAGCAAACGTATCTACAGTCTGATCAACATTTTCTTCATTGATATCCGAATTATATCTATTGTATTTCGCATCAACTTCTGTTCTTCCTGTGTTAAAAACTTCTCCAGAAGATTCAAAAAGACTTGCTGTTATTTCTAAGGTTTGTGTGTCGCCTAATTGAAAATAGATAGCAGAGTTTTCTACGAACATAATTTGATACATGGCTCCAGTCATAGGGATGTATATGCAATCGCCTTCTAGCGGTCTCTGTTCCCCTGTGATAGGCTGAATAAATTCATTGAATGATCTTATAGCCATAGTAAGTCTAACTTGGTCTCGAATTTCCAAACCGAAATTAGATAGAAACTGTGGCTCACCCTCGAAACTTGAAACGTTCTTGATGTAGAATTCGATGTCAATAGCCGTATTAAATTCTGAATATTCGTATTGATTCATAATTCTATCTTCAGAGACGCCGCTTTTTGGAAGATAGATGCAGTCATGGGCATGTATGCGCAATGCTTCTGTAACCAAATCCATGATTAAGCTTTGTTCTGAAGAATTATTAAACAGGTTGAAATACGGATTGCTAGCCATTATACTTCCTTACATAATCAAATCTAAAGGTGGAAGACTGAAGTCACTGATCATTTTATCTTCTAGTTCTTTAACTTCAGCATCAGCCATATCATAGATTTTTTGACCATTCATAGTGATACCTCCGGGTAGTTGAATACCATCGTATTTGTACATGTTAGCTCCCCATTGCTTTTTAATGAGTGCTGTGCAATACTTTAGGAGCCATCTATCGGACCAAACTTCACTGTCTGTATCAGGGTCTAGAGCTTGATAGGCTTCAATGATAATGAAATTCCCAATTTGAAGCTTTTCTTTAGAGCAATCTAAATGAAGAATGTTATTTCTTCTATTAAATCTAATAGGGAACCTACCAACAAGAAGCTCTTGAATTTGAGCAAATTCCATTCTAGCCACATAATATGGAACTAGAGAGAAAGAACTAAGCTCTTGGATAGTTGATAGAGCGAACTGGTAATTGAATGAAAACATGTCAGATGAAGCGCCCATACCTAGACCATTATCTAGAGGGAAAACACCAGACACACCAATTATATCAGGAGAGATTTCGATTGACTGTGAATCATAAGTGTCTTGAGTAATCTGATGCTTTACATAGACTGAATTAGTACCATCAAAGTGATAATCTTGGAAATAATCAAGCGAAAACTCTACTGCATCCTGAATTTGATCATCAGTAACATTCACCTGAAGAATAGGGGAGCCTAGCTGTCTAAGACAAAATTGTGTAAATTCGTTTCTGTTGGCTGGTTTATTAGTTGACATTAATAGGTTCCTTTCGAATATTTATCAAAAGGAATTGTTATTGTATTGTTGCAGCCCATACCCATAGTGAATCCAGTTGTTCAGTAGGAATACTCAACAGTGAAGATAGTTTATCAATATTTGGGTTTGCTCTTTCGAAACTGGTAGATTCAGTCACTTCAACGAGTAATATGATTTTATCTTCGATTTCTTCAGGTGTAGTAGCAACGATTGCTTTTACTAGATTAATGCAATCTTCTTTCATAATTCCAATTGAAGCTGCCGCTAGCCAGAATTGACGCGAAGTTAAAGCAGGCAAACCCTCTCTCACTTGAGCACTAGTTAGAGGGAGCCAAACCTTATTAACTTTATCCCATTTCTGTTTAGCATGGGCAGGAGGAATATTTACTTGTACTGCATCAGGAGGAATGAACCCCTGAAATGAACCTAAGTAATTATCGTTTAAATCTACGTAGAATTTTTCAATTATAGCCATGCTCTTAAGTAAACCCTCCAGTTGGCGAATGTTAGATTGCAAGGAACACCAGTTCCTTTATTTAAGGTGGAGAAGAATTGGTTACTACCAAACCTAACAATCAACGATCCACCATCAGCAGCCACAATAGCACCGCTACCTACATTGGTTGTGGACCCAACTACCGTATCAGTAGTAGTCATCATAATTTCGTCACCTACAGCATAGTTGAATTCAGCACCAACACATTTAGCAATCGCAACTGAATATCTTGGAATTTGACCAAATCCGTGCGCCACAGAAGCAGCGCCACCTACTGTGGGAGTAATTTGACCACTAGAAAAAACCTGATTTTGGACATATGCAGTCGTGGCAATAGAAGTAGAATTGTTATTGGTTGCTGGTGTTCCTGCAAATCCCGCACTATTAGCGTAGTTGACGCTAAAATTAGATGGGTTGTAAACATACATGTTCACACCATCAGTTCCCCCCCACATCCAATTAGGTTGACCACTTTGACCAGACCAATTGAATATCATTGATGGTGTGCCCGCGCCTCCACCTTGGCGAATGCCTGATGCTGAACCAGTTATAGAAATGCTAGCTTGACCACCATTATTGAGTACAACATTAGTACCATTTACTCTATATCCACCAGCGACATCGAAAAAGCCAGTTCTAAAATCAAAGAAACCTTTGGTGTTTCCAGTAGAACCATCAACTAGACCCATACCCCACCAGCCGGAAATTTTAATATTATATAGGCTGTATGAAGCACCATCACCATTACCGCCACCAATAAAGCTAGTTCCTCCACCACCTGTTAAGTTTACTTGTGGAGTAGTTAGAGATGTGCTAATTGTCTTTGCAGAAAGTGTAGTTGGAAGTCTGCTATCACTAAGAGTACCAAGAGTGATATTATTGGCATTGTTACCACCTAGATTAGCTAGAGCGGCGGTTGCTGTAGAAGCTCCTGTACCACCTTCAGCAATAGCCAAATCAGTGATACCAATGATAGAACCACCAGTTATTGCAACGTTTGATGATGATAAACTAACTATAGTAGCTGTGTTAGCCGTAATAGTATTTGCGCCAAGAATCTTGATTGTTCCTGTATTCGCAGATAGCGTATTAGCGGATAATGTGTTAGCGTTTAATACATTTGCATTACCAGTATCAAATACTAGGGATATGAAAGTAGCATTATTTGCTGAAGTATTGCCGGAAACACTTGTATTCACTGTTAAATTAGCTATAGTGGCTGTATTAGCTGTAAATGTATTTGCACCAAGAGTCTTAAATGTTCCTGTATTAGCCGTAATAGTATTTGAAGACAGAGTGACAACATTACCAGTAGTAGCTGTTAGATCAGTAATAACAGAATTTGCTGATGAAAAACTTTGAATAGTTCCTGTGTTTGAAACTAAACCACCAGCAGTAAATGTTCCGCTAATAGCCGAATTGCCAGTTGTAGTATTACTATTTGTAGTAACAACCTGATTTTGTAATGCTGTGACAACCTGATTTATTCTCTGGATCATAGTTCCAAAGTTATCAGTAGATACGTTTACATTGGCGTATGAAATTGTCACTTAAGATTCTCCAATAACAGTCTTTTTATTAAGCTTATGTCTTCTTCTAATCTGGATAGCCTATCGTTTGTGGAATTTTTTATTTCCCTTCTCTTACGATAGGCGTCCAAACCCTTATTATCTGTATTTAGGATAGCCCCTGTTTTATCTCTTACTAAATAACTTTCTTCCATTGATTATTTATCAGACCTGTAAGCAAATGGCGCGTGCGTCATCTACCATTGGTACATTAGCCTCACTTGAAGAAAGCATAACGATCTTGATAGCAAAAGTCTTATATCCTTGGAACAAAGCCCCATCCGCTCTGGTATATTGAACAATCCCACTGTTTGAGAGGTTCTTGAATGCAGAACTAGTAACACCAACAGCCGTTGGGAAGGCAAATTCAAATTCTCTGAAATCTTTTCTATTTGTTGTAGAAGAATATAGAGAACTATCATTATTTGTTAGTTTAGTCCATACCTTTGAAGTAAAGTCATTAGAATCAGAACCGTTTAGAATTTTCGCATATACTTCAATGTTAGTTCCAACTGGACGGAAAGCGCTTAGATACACTAGGATATCTTCAGCATCTTGACCATCAGCAAGAGTGATAGGTGCATTCATATAACGAGTAAATGCGTTACCATAGCGAGTGTCTTCATTAGTGCTATCGTTATTAACGATATTTTTGATGATTAATGAAGATTTACGGACCATGTCAACAACTGGAGAAATATAGCTATCAGCGCTTGAAATCGTGATATTAAATCTTGAAGATTTCGCACCAGCGATAACAGATACTTCATTTGAGTGGCTAAGAATGGTTCTCATCTTATCAATGCGTTCATTTTCAGTTTCAGTAGTTACGCTAACGTAGGTATCATCGAAAATCATTCCTTCATCAATACCTCTGTATGATACAGAAACATTAGTGCCTGAAGGCTTAATGTAGGAGAACCTAGGAACGATCATTGAATAGCTCTTATTATCCACGCTAACCAGTGTAGTTGAAGCTACAAGAGAGTTAGCATTAAGAGTAGATGTATTATTCATAAACTCTCTGTGGATTTGAAGCGGAGTGTTAGCAACGAATAGACCGTTAG